AAAATCAATCCCTCCAGGAGTTGATGAAGCTTCATTAGAAATAGAAAGTATTTCGTCTATACCGGTATTAAGATTATTTCGAGTAGGATGAGAATATATAGTACTATCTTTTTCAGGAAAAATAAAATAATGTGCCATAATTAAATTGATTTAACTTTGCCTTTGATATCAGTATTAGAATACTTCAATTCAAAAATTGAGGGATCTTGAGAAGGATATATTACACCATCTCTAGTAGCTACATCAAAATCATATTTATAACGTGAATATCCACGAGATTCACCAGAAATATTAGTTATTATTATATTACTAACGCTTTGAACCCCACTAATCATATATAACTCACTTATAATATCTCCATATACTATTGGCTGGTTAATTTGCCATCTATCTATATTAAAGAATCTTTGTAAACTTTGAATACATTCTATTAGAACTAATTCATTATTATATTGTCTACTTACAACAATTTCAAATTCTACTTGGAAATTAATAATATAAGCATCTTTAATATTAATAGAATCTGTTAACATTCTATATTGATCTAAGTAAACTGCAAGGTTTGATTTAGCTAAATTAGGTAATGTGGTTAATTTTTTATTTATATCATACCCTAAAATATATAAATTTAAAGCATTAGGATTAGATATTCGTTTACTTGTATCTAATGATATTTGGGTATCTTGTAAAATATATGCTTTAGCAATTTTTCCAAATTGAGTAGGCATAGATAAAGTTCTAAACAAATAGTCATCTTTAGTGACTGTGCGCTTCTGAGTAGCAAAATTAGCAACAGCATTAAGTCTAATATCTTCAATACTATCACCATTACCTCCTCCTAAAGCTGGTAAAGGATTAACACACGCTAAAGATCCTACAGCATTATTAAATACAGCAGCATTTAAATTTCCAAAATTAGGTGAAATATTGACAGATCCTACTCTTGTTATAGTATTAGCTGCTACGTTAGATTCTATTCCCCCTCCTACTAAATAAGTTATAGTTAATGTAGTATTTGAAGGGACTTCACCATATGCTTTAGTATATAAAAAGTTAGATGGATCATATGAGAAATCTAAAAGAGATCTACCATCTTTAATCCCTAATCCTATATTATCAGGATTAGGAATAATTTCAGTGTCTGCCCCACTTGAAATTCCTGACCCAAATTGGATTTCTAAAGTATTATCAGATTTAAATCTAGAAACAAATCTTTTAGGGACTTTCTTAGTTCTTAGAAGATAAGGAATCTGATTGTTATATTGGGCTAAATCAGGACTATTAGCAGCTATATTACTAACTTCTTCAAAGATAGTTTCTTGAGCTAAATAAGGAACTTCAGTCCATTTATTATTATCTGAGTCTATAATAGATTCAATTCCTATTATATTATCATCAACTAATGTTAATGTTTTGAATTTTTCAGGAGAACCTATATCAAATGTAATAGTTTTAATTGTAGCACTTATAGCTCTAACTTTCTTTTTTAATAAGTAATAAGTAGGTTTATTAGTATTAGAATCTATACTCCATATAGTTTGTTCAGTAGGATCAAAAGATGAACTAAATCCAAAATTAACATTACTTTGAATTAAAAAACTAACATTGCTATTATTACTAGGTAAAAATGTAGAATTTCTATTTATTCTAAAAGCATATCTAAAATCAGGTAAACCTTCAGAATCGGCAGGTATTTGTTGATATAATTCTAATTCTACAGAAGATGGATTAGTTACCGCAGGAACATATCCTAAATTATATGCTAAACCAAATAAGTTTTCTCTTTCTTGAGCGTGTTGGATAAAGATTTCTTGGACTTGAGCATCTGTATAAAATGATAAAATATCACCTACATAAGAAGCCATTTCAATAAACATAGTTCCTGGACTAGCTTCTGAGAAATCATTATAAGTGTCAGGAAAATATATTTTGGCTAAATTATTTAATGATGATTTAAAATCACTAAAATCTTTATTTAAATAATTTATAGTTTTTTCACTATTATTTAATTTAGAATAAGACATTATTAAAGAGTTTGATTATTAGTATTAGCAAAAGACAAAGTTATAGATTCAGGTTCATTACTTACTACTAAGACAAAATTAATAGTTACATATAAAATATGATCTTCTATTCTAAAACGAATATTTTCAACATTTACTTCAGGAACAAATATTCCAACTTGAGTATTAATTATTGATCTTAATTCTTCTTGAGATTCTTCAGTTTGTTGTTCAAATAATCTATTTTTAAGACCTACCCCAAATAAAGGTTGATATAATCTTTCTCCTGGAGAAGTTAATAAAACATTTATTAATTTTGATTTAGCGTGATCTTTAGTAGTATAATCAAGTATAAAAGGATTTTTCTTACCAAAAGGTAATTTAATCCCTACTGCTCTTTTTTCAATAGTATCTATAGGATCTATTTGAATTAGATCTCTTAATCTTATAGCCATTATTTATTTTTTTTAGCGTCAATAGCTTTCATTAACGCGCTATAATCGCGAGTAACCGCATTAGCCACCACCTCCGGCATCCCCGTAGTATCCATTATAGGTTCGGGCGAAGAAAATGGTTGATGTACGCTAGCCCCATTGCTAAATGGGTTAAAATTTTCACTAGTTAGTGATAAAGCAGTTTCATTTAATAATGAATTAAGAGTAGAATTATTAGTATAATTTTGTGGAACAAATTTCTTTTTCTTAGGAGAAAATGTTTCAACTTCTTGTTTTGAAATAATTTCTTCTTTTACAATATTTTTAGATTTAACTTCTTCTTTTAGAAGTGTAAATTCACGTTTTAAAGCATAATCTATTTCTTCACGAACTACTCTTCTTATAATTTTTTCAAATAAATCTAACTTCATAATAAATGTTTTTTAATAAATATTAATTTTTTATTTTTTTATACTCATACCCTACTATTTTACCCTGGTTTTGTTTTTCTATAAAGAATGTATTACTATCAGAATTATTATTAAATATAGTAGATAAATTATCTATATTAGTTTCTAAATAATTCCCAACTGATTGACCAGAATCTGATAGTTCTTCTTCTAAAGTAGGGAAATTGAATTTACTTAAAAATTCTAAGTAAGCAGTTTTTAGATTATCTCTAATAGTTTGAATTTGATCTTTTGAAAGAGTTAAAGCTTCAATTCCTATTTCAAGAGGGGGAAGTAATTTTTCTAATTCTTTATCAAAAATTAAAACTAAATTAGATATAGAGTCTATAGCATCTAAATAAAGAGTAATTTTTTCTTTTAATTCACGACTTATATCAAGACTTTTCTTCAAACTAAGACCATTAATCCCAGTTGCTGGATTTTGGGCGGCTAAACTAGTATCAATAAGAGGTAATAATAAACGGGCAATTTGAACAAAATTTGAAACTAGTGAAGCATATTCAGCTAAAGTATTAAATTTATCTGTAATAGACGTTAGTTGGGTTTTAATAGCTTGTAATTCTCTTAAATTATTATTTAATTTATTAAAAACTGCTTCGAAATTTTTATCAATTTTCTGATAAAGTATTTCGGCTTTTTGTAAATCTTCAGGCTTTGATATATTTAAACTATTTAATTGATTAGATAAATCACTAGGATTAGGTAAAGTAGAAAAAACCTCTTGGGCTTGCTTTTTAGCAACCTCTACAATTTTTTGTTTAGCTCCAAATAAAACTCTATTATTTGAAGATATTATTCTACTTAAAAATTTATTCATTACCTTATAAAGACATATTTACTTCTAAGAGGGCTATTACTATTACTAGGATCTACTTTTATTTCTAAAGTATTTAAAATATCAACTATAGGTTTAGCTAATCCTTGATTTACAGGGATATTAGGCCCATTTAAACCTGAAGTATTGGGGTAAGCAGTTGCAAACCATACTTTAAGAGCTGATATTAAATCATATATTAATTGTTCTAATTCTAGAGTATTAGTAGCCGGAATATTAGGATCTTGGTTATTTTGAACTGGACCTAAAAATATTTTAGGGGTATTAATATAAGTGTTTTGAGAAGTATTAATGTGAAATTCACCTTCGGTTTTAAATAAAAATCCATTAGTAGCTGAAAATACACTATCATCTCTACCATTAAATACTAATCTATCACTATCAATAAATATTTGTTTTCCAATATATTGATTTTCTTGTATAAAATTCCACATTTTTATTTAAAAATTAGTATATTTGTAACCTTTAACAAATTCGGTATATACTGATTGGGGGTCCTTTTTATTGGTACTATCCCCTAAACACTTCCTATCTCCTAGTTTGACATTAGGGTTAAAAATAATTTCAAAATGTACGTGAACTCCCCTAGAACCCCCACTATTTCCCATTATAGCTAGTACTTCTCCTTGTTTAATTTTATCTCCTATTTTCCATTTTTTGTTAGTTCTAGGATTTTTTTGAATAGAATTTGGTCTACAATGGGCATAATGGATTATATATTTAGGGTATTTATCTAATTTTATACAAATAGAATTACCATATCTTCCCCCACACTCCCATTCTGGAGTCTCAGGTTGAGCCCCATCAATGCATATAAAGTCATTATAATAAAATACAATACCATCACCTATTGCTAATAAATATAAATAATCACTGGTTTTATTACCTTTTGTGTGTATATCAACCCCCCAATGATATCTAGGTTTTCCTCTTCTTTTTGCATCTTGATATGTCCCTCTATAAGAACCAAATTCATTGTATCCCCTATCAGATTGGCTATTAAATGGTGGCTCTCCAAGCTCACTTGAAATAAATCCTGCTTTAGTAGGTCTAATAAGTGCCCCTCTATTAATGTCTGTGATTTTTCTTTCATCAAGATTAATACGTGCAATACTACCATTATTAACAGAAGTAGTATTTGTATCTGGGGGTCGAGGAAGTACAACAGCACCTGTTGGAGAATCATCAAAAATTACATCATAATCAGAATCTTCATATGTAATTTCTGTATATGAGAGAAGATCTTCGTTTGCTGCTTCTTCTAAAGCAGCAAATACAGGATCTTCACTATAAACAGGTTCTGAATCCTCTATTACTATAGGTTCCTCTATATTATTAATAGAAGAAGTAAATTCAACATTAGAAGTAGTGGGAGGTTCAGTAGGTGTTTGAATTATTGGAGTAGGTAATTGGGAAATTGTAGTAAGAGGAGAAGCAACAGGTGTATATTCAGATTTTAAAGAACTTATATTAGTACTTGAAGGAACGAAATCTTTTAACCCTTGTTTACTAAATAAATAAATTGATGCAGCATCATTATTAATATCTTCTAAAATACTTTCTGAATTTTCTTCGCTAGGCCCTGTGGTTCTAAGAAGAATTACAGGATCACCTATGGTAGGATTATTATCATCTACTTTATCTGTTACACCAGAACTCCAAGGATTAATATTATTAGGTGTAGTAGTTGAAAAACGAATGCTTTGGCCATTTCTACCTTGGTATATAGAATCACCCTCCATAGGTAAAAGAGGTTTTAGATCAGATTTCTCAACAAAATAATTTCCTAATTTAGTATTTTCAGGGATAGATCCATCTATTAATCTATACACATAATCTCCATTGGATCTTTGAAATAAATCATAACGTGGAGCATTAGGGTTATCTTTTCCACTTATAAATCCTATACTATATAGATAGTTATCTAATTTTTTTCGTGCTAAATCTCGAGTAGCACCATTAAATTCAGTTTCATATCTTATAGAAGAACCACTTTTTTGAAGATTATTAAATTTATAATTTTCAACATTACTCTTAACATTTGAATTTACTAAATATGGTAATGAATTACTAGCTACATTAGAATGTACATTAATAGAAGGTTTATAATAATTGGTAATATTTTTAGGATCACCACCCATATCAGCATAGTAGTTATCACCAGTTACTGATGAAATAACTTCAACTATTTCTCCTATTAATGGATATTGAAAATTATTTAAATCTATAGGTTTAGCCTTAGATAAGGTACTTGGGTCAAGGGGAACTTCTTCTCTTTGTAAATCTCCAAAAAAGATAACCCCTATACTATCAGGGCTAGTATAAAAGGGGTGATTAGGACTTAAAATTATATCATATACCCTTTTAAGATTAAATTCTCTTTTAGGAAAATTATGTTTCTCTTGGTAATTGGAGGGGCGTGTGGGTCTTAGGCTCATTTTTAACTACTTCTTCTGCTATTAATTGAAGTTGTTTTAATTCATCATCTGTTAATAATGAATCACTTGAGTTAGAAGAATGGTTATTCATTCTTTGAATAACTGCCATCATCTTAATAAGGTGTTCATCGTTTTTAACTCCTATTTCTAAATATTCTTTAATAAGAGGAACTACAACATTGGCATTTCCTGCATCCGTAATAAGGGGTTTTAATTCCGATATTAACGAATTTATTTGTTTGTCTTTCTTTTTACTATTGTGGTATATTTCTTTAAAAATATCTGATGAGGTTTTGTCATCAAATAAAATTATATCTAATGGATTACTCATAATTATAAATATGTCCTCTTTCAAGGAAGTCAGAATAATATTTATTGAAATACTCTCTCATTATTTTTACTACTTTTGTAATGACAGGTGTTTCTATTCCAGTAATTTCTCTAATATAGATGTAAATTGCTTTTTTATTAAAAATTTCGAGGTGGTCTCGTTTTCTAAAAACCTCTAAAATAGCATCTGCTACTTTAAGTTCTTCTTCTTTTTTGAATATATCAAAAATTTTCTTACCCATACGGCGAGTATAGATATCTAAAAAATCTACCTTTTCACTTCTTACCTCTTGCCTATCAAACTCCATTAATATCTCATTATCATTATCAGCTTCTAAAGGATCAGCTTTACCTTTTTTCTTAACATAATTTTTATTGTTATATAAAATAAGATAATTTTTTCCTATAATACTAAAATAAGAGAAAGCTTTACCTTGACCTTCTTTAAAATAATGAAGTTTCTCTAAAAAGAAAGTAATTACTTCGTGTTTTAAATCTTCAAGATCATCTACTTCTGTATAGTAGAATTTAAAAGTATGAATTAAATTCTCAGAAAGTTTATAGAAAGGATAATGAATCCTTTCATTATATATTTTATTTCTTAAAACAGGATCATCTGATTTAAGATATTCTAATATTGCTAATTCAGTATCGTCTGTAAAATATATTTTTTGGGTTGATTTTTTCTTTCTAACCATAATAAATTAAAAGAGGCGGAATTCGTTTAGTGCCTCTTGTAAACGTTTAATTTCATTAAAGAACCATCCTATCTCATCATCAATATAAAACATATTTTTATCGTCCATAACTTTTAACCTATTATCAATAGTATTAATAGCTTCACTTTGTTTAGCTATAAAATCTTCTAGTTGTTCGTTTTTCTTAAGAAGATTCCTTACACCAAATAAGGCGATTACCAAAAGTGCTATTAATAAACCACTAAATATTGAAAGGAATATAATCATTCTTCGTCGCTATTAAAAAATGAATCAATTATTGATTTTGTTTTCTCAGAAAACTGAGGATGAACTTCGGTATTTATTGCTTTAGATTTTCTAATGTTTTTATCTGCTTTAGTAGCATTAGCAGGTTTAAAACTTGGTTGAGGTGAAGAATTACTCTTTGAATTCCAAATCTCAAATTCAATTTCTTGAGCAATCTGAATAGAATGGTGAATTAATAAGGGGAGATGATTTCTAAATCGGGTTTCTTTTTGCCCACTATAGAAATAAAACTTATTACTTTCATCAAAAAGTCCTTCCTGATTACGAATAGCTAAATATTCATTTTGAGTAATAGGAATGTTAGCTTTTTGGAGTAAGTAAAAAGTCCTATCATAAATTTTCATCGCAGCAATATCTGGATTAAATTTATAAACCATACCCATATTTTTTACGTGCCAATCTGAATCATTTTTCTGGAAATATTCATTATCAACATCTCCTAATTTACCCAATTGACAAAATAAAGCAACAAAATTTAATTCGTTTTCTGTATAGTTAATTGGGCAATTGTGGTATTGATATAATTTATATTGTTGATTAGCAATTTTATGTACACGTAAAACGTGATCTAAATAACCCCCTGGAAAAGCATTATTGTACCAATCTTTACTGGATGCTGGGGCTAAAGTAAAACGTTCTTCCCAAGTTTCAACTATACTTTCAATATTAGGTAAACGAGGATCTCCTTTAAATGTTTCTTTAACTAACGTTTGAAACGTTTTAAAGTTATCACTAATCTGTTCTGCTGTGATCATTCCATAAAACCGATTTTGGCCCCATCTCGGCCAGGTTCAATATTAATTAAATTTTGGAGTTCTTCATAATTTTCTCTTAAATTATTGTCCATATAATAGAGAGCATCACCATTCTGCCCCCTCTTAACTAGACTATGAACTCGGGCTAATCCCTGATCTAATCGCTCAAGGGCGCCTAACAATTGTTCTTGATAACGTGCAGCCATTTTTTTTATTTTAAATATAAAAACATTTTTATACTATTCCAAATATTTTATTATAGATTTTTTACTATATAAAACACCGAATAAATATTATATACTTATATAAACCGATTACCGGTTAACCGGTTCGCGAACC